GATGGCGCACCAGTGTAGTAGTACCAACGAGAACCGTCAGCCTCTACTTTTGATTGCACCTCCGTGGCGGGCAGCCAGTACATCTCGTCGTCTAAGATAAGCGCCGTGCCGATGCCGTAGAGCAATGCGTCGCTCACGACCATCTGCCAGAACTCATAGGCACCCATCATAGGGTTTGGTTCTACCGACATGAGTCGAGTAGCAGGGTGGTCTGGCATAGGACGGCGAATACCATCCTTGTCTACGCGCTCAACCGTAACTCCCATGGAGGCAATCGTGTCTGCAATCTTGCTGACACAAGCATACACAGCCGAAAGCGTCAGCGTGTCCACGCCAGAAGCCAGGGTTGTGTCGCTCACAATGGTGCTCAACCATCCTGTGTGGGCCTGAGTAGGAAAAATGGGCGCTTGCTGGCGCTCCTCCTCCTTGTTCAGGCCGAAAATACGTTGAAATAGATTGCGTTCTTTGGGCATCAGCGCGAAAGTACTACACTAGACACGCTACTAGACGAATTTTTTGCTACGTTCCAACAACAGACATAAAGAACTCAAAATCTGGTGGAGTCTCCTCCTCCTCAAATGTAAGCATCTCGCCTATCGCCATGATCGCAGCAACCACCCCGTCAATCTTATCTCCAGACTTGGATTTGTCCACCTTGATGTTGCCGCTGGGGTCTAGCTTCAGGTGCACGTTGGTCATCATCCAGCGCAGAACCTCATCGCCACCGTGGTGCAGCTTTCCTTCTAGCGCAAGCTTCTCGTAAAACTTAGACGGGAACGACATAGACGCATAGCCCTGGCCGAACGGGTCGCACGCAACACCGTCGCCATCCAGGTCGCGAATCAAGCTCAACGAGTTCCAGCGGTCATACGCCACGCCCTTGATGTTGTACTTCTCCGATAGATTATCTGGATCGTACTGCACCTTGCCGTCCATGACGTAGTGGCCGCTGATCATGCGGCGAATCACATTGTAGTCCGTTACATTACCCGGAGTCACAATTACGTTGTCATACTCCTCTATGTGAGCGTAGATGTGCGTCTCGTCTTTTTCCAGTCGGCGCTGCACCGCTCGTTCTGGGAGGAAGTAGTAATTGGATATCTGGACTCCCTGGTCGGGGTCGCCAACAGCCACGCTGAACGCAGTCATGTCATCCGTGGCCGCGAGGTCCAGCCCGATGTACGCGTCCAGTTTCTCTTCGTCCGCGTTAAATGGCTGCTTGAGGTTACCCTCAGCCATCCATAGGTCATCCTCTATCCATATATCTTGCGCACCGACAAAAAGGTTGCAGTGCTTGACCATGAATTCGGTGATCGTGCGACCGCCGTACAGCTTCGCGTTGTTGCACTGCTTGTGCAAGTAGTCCATAGAGATAGAGGCGTCCAAGCCAGGGTTTGCTTTCTTCCACGCTTCGGGGTCATCCCACTCGTCACCGTCGTCTTTGTCTATCTCGTAGCACAAAAACAGCAGGTTGTCGTTCTTCACAGTGCCGTCTAGCACCTTTTTGCCACCGTTTACGAACTCAGTAGCCACTCCGTCCAGCACGAAGCCAGCGGTGGAGATGGCGAGCATAAGCGGCGACTTACGGGAACCCATGGACGAGGCGAGTACGCGATACAGTTCACCGTCCTTCATCGCGTGCATCTCGTCGACACATCCTATATTCAAGCTCAGGCCGTCCAAAGTGTTGGCATCGGACGAAAGTGGCTTGATTATGCAGTCTTTTGGGCCGTGAATCTCCTGTCTATTGGCCGTAAACCGCTTCGTCAGGGGAGGCGAGCGCTTGACGCATCGGCGTATCTCGTCGAACACCTCCTTCGCCTGATCGCGTTTCGTGGCCGCCGTCACGAACTGACCAGCACCGTCATCGTCGAGGACAGCCATCGCCAGTATGATGGCCGCTGCGAGCTGAGACTTGCCAGATTTACGCGCAACAAAGAAGTGTGCTGTGGTAAAACGCCGCTTTTTGACGTCATCCTTGTGTACCCAGCCGAAAAGCTGACCTATGAACGCCACCTGCCACGGAGACAGCACGAACGGTCGGCCAGCCCACTCTCCACGCGTATGGACGCACACGGTTTCTATGAACGCTACGTACTTGGCCGCAACGTCCAGGTCGAACACCCACGGGAAATCCTCGTCACCTTGACGCTCTAAGTCGTTGGTAAAGCGCTCATACGCCTTTATTACGTACTTTCCAGCAATAATAGACCCATCGAGCACTCCCTCGACGTAGTCCCACATCCTGTTGAGTCGCTCTACGTTACTAGACAAGGTCGTCGATTTCGTCCCCCTCAGCACGCTTGCTGTTGGCAGCAGCGGCGTTCACTGCGGCGCCCATCATGCGAGCGCGGTCCATAGGCGAAAGGCCCAGCTTGGCCGATAGCTTGCTCACTTCGCCCTGAACCTTTGATAAGGCAGTCATTTTACCGCTCACATTGGACGATCCGTTCTCGTAAACCTGCACAATATCGTCAACCGTCTGTATTTCGCGCGACAGCATCACGAACATGGACAGGTTCTTGGCGAGCATGGTAATCGTCACTACGTCCACGCTTTCCAGCAACCCGGTCTCATCGAGGTAGTCCAGCACCATGGTGAACATGCGCTCGCCCTCGTGGTCCAGGCTGACGATTGGCTTGAGTTCTGATAGCTTTTTAGCGTCAGAACGCACCACTTTAGCCACCTCTTCCTTCGCAGGAGCGGTAGCTTCTCGCATCTTCTGGAGTAACGTGTTTTTGTTTGCCATGATTACTTGCCCTGACCTCGGTACTTTTTTTTGTAGTTCTTCGACCGCTTGTGCGATGAGGTCTTCGTCTTCGCATGCACGCCTGGACGCGACACAAAGCGCTCCAATTTTACTGGTGTTACTGCCTTTTTAGCCATTAGTATACGCTGTAGTATGTGTTCAAGTTAGAAAGAATAGCAGAACGCTCAGATGATTTGTCACCGTCAAGCATAATGATTTCCTGTACGTTACCAGCAAAAGAATACCCTTGATTGTTCCATGCGTTGAGGATTCTATCAGTCTTCATGGCTCCACCCCTTGTGTAGTTGGTGTTGCCAACAACATCATTCCTTTGGGCTGTGTTTACATCAGAAGCATCTCTTCTTACGTTAAATACAAATTGTCCCATCTGATACCAATATGTATTAGCTCCGCCGTCGCCAAAAGCCTGGCTCCAGTTCTCTCCATTGTTTACCTCCAGATTAAGCCTATAATCGTTCAGCCAAACCCTACAATCGTTTCCAGTTTGAGTACCCCAAATCATACCGTGATTGTTGTTATTTAGGGTTTTTTGAGCTACAAAGAACAAATCATACTCATTAGAAGCGCTGAACTGCTCATCCATCACCATCCCTGCATCAATAGTCTCCAGGCATGGCTTACCGTTATCTGTAATGACAGACCCAGCAGACACAATCTGCGGCTTTCTGCTTGAGTACGAAGTGTTGCTCTCCCATGTTGCGTCATTACCATCGCCAGTGGAGCCGCCTTTGGCTTGATCGTACCACTTCACTAGGTACCCATCTCCGCTACCACAGTGAGCCAAAAGGGCCGTAGTGTCGAGTTCGTAATTAGAATCAAACCCTATGTCAGCCTCTACGTTGCTGTCATTAACAACTCTTATTGCAGCGCCTGCATATGCGTGGTTTAACAATCGAAGGCTGTAGGCCACAGATGTACCTCCAAACCCGTTCGCGTCTCCGCTAACAAGTCCTGAAGAACCAAGGTAGTTAGAGACAACAATCTTGGTTGAAAGAGGAGGAGTACCAGTAGACTGAGCATTCAAAAGAGTGTCAGCAGACTGAGATATAGAATCTGCAAGACTGGTCGACGTATAAGCTGTTCCCTGCGTCCAGTCAGCTGCTGTATCTGGGTCCGCGAAAGCTTTGTCAGAATAGTAGCTCGTTCTGGTTAGGGCTTGACCTGATGCTGGTAGCGCACCAATCTGCCTTTGAAAACTACCCTGACCATCAGTTCTGGCCGTATAGTAATATTCAATATCTTCTGTAGCCCCAGTAATTTTTGATTCAGCGTCAGAATCAAACCTATTATAATAGAGATTCGGCGTTGTGTCTAGGATTACGTTACCAGAAAGCGCTGGCAGGACAATGTTATTAGCTCCAGTCAAGTCAGAAGGAAAAATCCACGTCCCAGCAGTAGTATTATTTACGTCTTTGCTGGTAGCGTTAGGGTAGCTTGAAGGTTGATTAGAATTTACAAAGGCCAAACTCCCCATGCCCGTCCCCAAAAAGAACGTATTGTTTTTTGTAACACCTGGACCAGAATTAAACCCAGACCAGTTCATAGCGCCTCCTATATAGATGTTTCCAGGGAGCCTACATCCGCCAG